GACAGGGAGGACCGGCTTCGGTCCCTCATTCTTGGCAGAGAAACCCTCAAGGGGCTTGGAAAGCTGCTGACCTCTGAATCCTACGACAGTGATATGCGCCAGATGGACCCTGCGTCGAGGCTTCGGGTTAGGGACGTCAGGGACGCTCACATGAGCAAATTGAAGGCATTGGAGGAATAAATGTTTCACCTACGAATCGGCAACAAAGTGAATTGGCGTGGTGCTTGGGGGACATACCCTCCTGAGGAAGTCACTATCATCGGTGACGGCATGAAGGGTGGAGAGGTTGTCTACGACCTGGACAACGGCCACTGGGCCTATGGGCGTCAACTTACCAACCGCGCCATGGATAAGGCGTTGGCAGAGGCTCAGGTTCTCGGAGAGGAATGGGTCAAGACAGGCGGCTCACCTTGGAACGCCGTTCTTGACATCGTGGGGTATGGGAAATGAACGGCTTGGCTCAGACAGAGACATTCTACCGGGACTACATCATCACCTTCAATCCCAAGGCCGTCCCGTCCAAGGACTTCGGCTACGACTTCGTTCACAAGGACTATGACCCCACGCCAACGGATTACGAAGGGCCGTCAACCGATGGCCGCTGTGGGAATGGCAAAGAAAGGGTTTGAAGTGCTGCACCTAAAAAGGCCGAGCCGAACTTGGCCGTGGTCGAAAAGCCTAATCCGCAGAACAGACTGGCGTTCGCTGGCGAGGCACGGTCGCTTGCCACTCGGCTACCGTGTCGCCAGAATCCTTGGCCGTCCAACGCCATCGCTCCTGCCTCACGGCGGCACCTGGTTGATGAGGTTTGAGAATGACAAGCGGAATTGAAACGGAGCGTTTAAACCAAATTGAAACGGAGCGTTTAAACCAACGTGCCCTCGCTCGCTACATGGAAATGAATCCTCACAGCGACGAAACCATGTTGCTTCAGAAGGCAACCGACATTGAGGCAAGAGTGGAGACAGGCCAGCCCACTGAGCGGTGGGTGATTGAGGCAACATACAGGGTTTTAGAAAGGTTATTGGGATGACAGAAGCGAAGGAACTCACGTTCTACGTTCTTGCGGATCGTAACTATAGTTGTGGGGATGAATTGCCGGTGAAGTTGGTTGAGTGGAAGGTCCTCCTTGACGAAATCCTGTCGGAAGTGCCAGAGGAGTTCAGGGAGTCAGCCTTCCTCGAAGTCGATTATACCAGAGATTATGAGTGGGAACTTGAAGTATCGGCGGGGTGGAAGCGCACGGAAACCCCCACCGAAACCAGATTGAGGCTGGAAAAGGCAGCAGCGCACAACGCTGAAAACGCAAAGGCAGTAGAGGCGCAGGAACGCCAGACACTTGCCGACCTGAAGGCCAAATACGGAGAACTCGCATGACATTTTGGGACGAACTGACTGCCCCCTTTGAGCCAAACGAGATTGAATGGCGCGTGGGGTCCGTAACGAAGGACAAGAAGAAGGGCATGGCCCTAGCCTACATGGACGCCCGAGCGGTGATGAACCGCTTGGATGCGGTGTGTGGGCCTGATGGGTGGCAGTCACGCTACCCTATTATATCTGAGGGCAAGACTGTCTGTGAGATTGGACTTCGGGTTATGATAGAGCAGGAGACGGTTCAGGGTGAGGTTCCCTTGTATAAAGGGGAGTGGCTTTGGAAGGCTGACGGTGCTGGCGACAGCAATATCGAAGGTGAGAAGGGTGCCCTCTCAGACTCATTCAAACGCGCTGCCGTCAGGTGGGGGATTGGCCGGTATCTATACAACCTGGATTCCCCATGGGTGAATCTGGACGACTTCAAACGAATTCAGAAGTCCGAATACAAGATACTCAATCGCCTATTGCTTGGGGGGAGTGCCATCAAGGACATGAAGCCGCCAACTGTCGCAGAACTGCGGGAGCGGGATGGCAAGGTGAGGGCCGATATTGCAGATTGCAATAACGTGGAGCAACTTGACCACATCTTCGACAAGGCCAAGGACTTAATCATCGACATCAAGGCTCAGAAGCCGATGTGGTGGAACGGTGACGATGCCAACGGGATCGTTGGTCTATCAGACGAGTTCGACAACAAGCGCGAGGAACTCGCCGTGGCACGCAGCGGTGGAGACTTAATCAACGCAGGGTGAATACATGAGCAAACGATTAGACGCACTGAACCCCATCAAATACGAGAAGGATGGGCAGGAGAAGACGCAATGGAACAAGGTCGGGGTTGCCTTTGAAGGCCGCAACGGGGGGTGGAACGTATCGCTCAACGCGATGCCCGCCCCGTCTGTCGATAACAAGGGGAACCTTGTCTACAAGATCGTGCTGATGGAGCCGAAGTCCTTTGATGACGAGCGGCCTGCACGCCAACAGCGCCCCCAACAGGGTGGTCCTGACTCGGAGATTCCTTACTAGGCATGATCCACTATTGCGTCTCATTCGCTAACCCGGAAGACGGGGAGGAGGACTTGGGATGAAAGCCGCCTTTAGACGGTATGGTGACTGCCTAGACCCTGGGAACGAGAAGGCCAAGAAGTTGGTCAACTCTGTTGAACCCGGTGGATGGGTCACTGTCGAGGTCAAGAAGGTGCGGTCTATGCGTCAACTTAATCTGTGGTGGAAACTCATGCAGAAGGTGTCGGACAACACCTCGTACACCAAGCGGCAACTGCACAACAACCTTCTCAGTCACCTTGGGTTCTGCGACGAGTTCACAGACAAGAACGGCGTGGTGGTCCGTGACCCGCACTCAATCTCCGCAGGGGAGATGCCTCAAGACGAGTTCAACGAGTTGATGGACAACGCGATTGATTGGATCGTCGAGAACGTACTGCCTGTCGCTAAGGCAGACCTTAGAAGGGAAATAGAGGAGATGGTATTTTGAGCGGATTAGCATTAGGCCATGAGGCCGCAGAAAGAGCGGCTGACCATGCGGAGCGGGAAACCCCGACTTGGAAGGAACAGGCGTTCACTGACTTCGTGAACTACGCCAAGCGGCATAGCCACTTCACAACCGAACAGGTGAGAGCGGCCTCTGAATCGCCCCCGCCGCCCGACCCGCGTGCTTGGGGTCATGTGGCCCTAAGGGCAAAGAAAGAGAAGGTCGTTGTTTCAGGAGAGTGGGTCCGCGCAACCTCAAAGACAGTTCACGGCATGGTCGTCACCCAATGGCAATCCCTGATTTTCGATGTCTAAAATCCTCCGCGATCCCAAGTATCTCATGCACTTGAGGGACGAGCCATGTCTGTTCACAGGGCTGCGGGGGTCAGGCCAGGAAAGCGTGGTAGCCGCCCACATTGGAACGGCAGGGAAGGGGATCAAGAGCCCCGACAATGAGGCCATCCCTGTCGCTAACCATGTTCACCAACTGATGCACACGCAGGGTGAAATACACACGCTGCTGGTCTTCCTAACGCAGCGGGAAAATCACTCATTGCTTAGGGATATGGCAAGGGCCTACGCACGGGAACTGTATGCCGAATGGCTCACTCAATCCGCTGACACGACCTCTGCCGAAGGCTATAGAGGCCCTGTGGATCTTGCACGATAATATGGTCTAAACACGCTTTCTCTGAATCGAAGATACGTGGCTCGACGCCCTCCCGGTTAGAGTAAGTAAACCAGCGGCAATCCAGCCTTGCCCCTGGGATGAAACCTTTTTCAACCGCTTCGATATATCCGGGCGGCCCCCGACAAATCTGAACCCCCATGATCCACACCTCAGGGGGGGCTACCGCAACAGCAGCAGCCAGAATCACCCCAACTATGGACACGCCCTCACCTGTGACCTGAGAACCGCGTAGTCCGACAAGACCTCAACAGTCAGTGGAAACTCATCACCAAAACGAACCACTTCCTCTGCGAGTGCGTCCTGAAACTCAGCGGTGTACTCCCGTGGGGGAGGGCATATGCTAGAACTCTTCGTTACGCAGGCGTTCAGCAAGATCGCGCTGGCCGCGAGGACGGTCATGTTCAGCCACGATCTGTGCATTCTTTGCCTCCAGTGCTTTCTTCTCTCTCCGGTTTTCCGACCAAACATAGACGAATACATTCGCAGAAACGAAGGCCAGCATTCCAACGACAAGGAGTATACTAATCAGCATTCTTGTTCTTGCCCACGTTCCCGGCGATTACGTTCAGGAACTTTAGAATGCCATTGATGATCTTGTCGTCTGACGTTGATGGGGTCAGGGCGGTGACGGCTGTAGCCGCCGTCAAAACCGTGGTGATTGCCACGATCCACGATGGGATCTGCTCAAAAATTCCAAAGATTTCCATAAGTTACTCTCCTAGTCTGATTAAAGCCGCGATCCGCTGAGCGCGGGCACCTACTTGCCTCGACCACTTACTATCCAGGGCCTCCTTGGCAGCGAGATCAAAGTCCCTCCGCTTCAGCGCGGCCCACATCATCTCGAATCGTTGCAACCGAGGTTTCCCCAAATTATACGCCATGTTTAGGATTCCGCGTTCGACGCCTTCTCCCAAATCCATCCCCATGAACTTGATCCGCATCTCGTCAACCGTCGTCATCATATCGGTCTTCAGCATGGTGTTGGCTTCTTCCTGAGAAATCCCATTGTCAGTGAGGTTTCTCCCAAATCCGATGGTGATTTTCGGAGGATCAGCCGTGTCGAAGTAAGGATAAAGGGAGCAGCCCTCATCGCGTTTCAAGTCTTCAAGCAGAAGGGAAAGGTTGGCGGTAGTTGTCATGGGCGAATCCTACAGAAATACATTGAACCCGGCCAGTGACGCGCCGGTAGCAGCGGCCAAGGCCGCAGGGACCGAAAGCCAAAACAGAAATTTGTTCATGGCATAACCTTTTCAAAGACATAGACAACGCCAGCCCCAAGCCCGCCAAACAACAGGCCAAGGAGAACGAACATCCCTATCCCGCGCTGCTTCAGACGCTTGTAGTCGTCAACGTGGGGTTTCATGTCGGCCACATCTTCGGCCACGCCCTCCCACCTAGCGGCGTGCCTTTCGATTTCCTCCAGCTTTTCCCATTGGTCGCTCGTCTGATTAGTTAAGGTGCGGACGGAAGCAACCAGTTCGCCCAAGGTCTTTGAAACATCGTCGATGCTCATTTTGATTTTTTCTCTATCTTTTGGTGGAGCGCGATAACGTCCTCGCGTCTAGACTCAGTTTCGACCTTTAAATCTTCGTGGACTGATTTGATGTCCGCCTTTAGTTCACGCCGCGTTTGGTCCAGATCATCTCTCAGTTTCTCAGCCCGTTCCCGACCCTCTTTAGCATTCCTATCAATCACATTTCGGAGGTCATGTTCAGCGACATCATGGATCGTGTCGAGGCGGGCCATACTCTCCTGGGCGGCGTCAGCACGAGATTGAATCGCTTCCATTATTTTTTCGGCAGAGGCGCTACGCTTGCCATTTCCGTTTGTCTTTGGCGCTTGTAATAAACGCTTCCAGATCACATATCCCATGCCCGCGACCATCGCCAACAGAAGGGTAGTAGCCATCCCGTATTCGGCAACGGCTGTCTGAAAGAATGATTCGTCGATCATGGAATCTCATCACGTTTTTGAAATATCATCAATGTTCATGGGATTAGCCCTTAGTTTTTGCTTATTCTGCCGCTGCCTCGGCGGCAAGTGCCGCTGCTTCAGCCGCGTCTTCTGCGGCTTTGCAGTCAACCACCTTGCTTAAAGCGTGGGCAATATTCTCGGCTGAGTCTTCCCTGGCAACCAGTTTTGCGTGGTAAGCCCTTGCGTTTTCAGTTTTTTCAGGCAACAGATCAGCAACCTTTCGTTTCCAAACGGCCACGCGGGGGAGTGTATGTTCTTGGGCAGCAAGCTCCTTAACCCCCGGAGGTGCGCTTGAAACGTCATCTCCGGGGTGAAAAAAGCGTCTTCCTGCGGGCACTGCTGCTATTACAATTCCGTCGATCTCAGTAGTGTTAACTAACCGACAAGAGATCAGCCCATCATCCCTAACTTCATACCTATCAATAATCTGTGCATCAACTTTATTAACTAACGCCATAATTTTCGCTCCTTAAATTCTATAATTAAATTGGACCCAGATATCGAAGGCTGCATCTACCCGACTCTCATCTACATTCTCATTCCCCCCGGCGTCAGTTAGATTTTGCCAGAACGCTAGAGATGTACCCTCGGCAAATTCATGGAAAACATTTTCAAGTCCACTGTCTCCGTGACCAATTATTAGTAGGTCGAAGCTCCTCATGTTGTTGGCTTTTTCGGTTACTGTTGCCGCTGCAATAGGAAGAGTCATTCTGACGTATCCAGAAAGAGAATTGTCTGCACTGATTGTCAACTGCCCAAAGACGAAACACATATCTCCGATGACCCGGTAAGAAAGGGTACTAGCAGCAGCACTTATACCTAGGTTTCCTGAAGTACTTCCAGTAAGTGTTGGTTCATACTCGCCTTCCTCATAGTTATCAAAAACTTCACTTGTCAGGCCCGCATTGCTGTCGGCGGTTGCTGCGAAACTAATCCCTTTGCCGTTGGTCATAACAAGGTCGCTGGTAATAGCAATGTCGCCACCAGCCTGGAACTCCATAACCTTGCTCCCAGCCGTAGCTGCGGCCCAGTTATTTGTACCAATTCTATAAAAGCCATTATCCAAGTCATCAGCAAACGCAAGTCCGGGCGCACTAACTGCGCCATCGTCAGCGCCTATAATGTCACCGGATGCTAGGCCACCACCCGAAGCAGCAGCGGTGGCTGTCACCCAATTGGTCGAACCGTCTGCCACATAAGTCCGTATGCCCCCCGCAGCTAACGTATTCGCATCCACTGCATTAGCAGAGCCGCCATCAATCGTGTCAGAGAAGCCGTTCCCAGGCCAAACTTGGAGCCGCTGGGCAGCGTCAGAGTTTATGATCGTGACTTCTTTGCCCGCCACAGCAGTCGGCAAAGCAACCCCGTCGTCGTCGCTGCCAACTACCGTCACGATATTAATATCTTTGGTTAAGGCCAGAGCCCCAGCCATGGTCTGTGTAGTTCCAGCAGTAAGACTCGTAGCCAGGGACCGCTGTGTATGGCCGGTGGTCGTCAGGCCGGTGAATGTTGGACTGCCGCTACTAGTAACCCCCAGCGCATCGACATACGCTTTAATGGACTGCTGGGAGGCGACCTTCACGTCGGAATTAGAGCCCATGGCATCTTCGTCCAGCAGCCAAGCAGCACCAGACAGGCTGGTCATGTCATGCAGCCCATCGGGAGTTACGGCACGGGCAGCGTCAGTGCCAGTAGTAGTCTCAGCAGTAGTGGCTAGCTCCACAATTCCCGCTACCGTAGCACTAGCTGCGGGTTCGTCACTCGACTTGGTGTACCAGTTGGTCGCGTCAACACTAAAGTATGTACGGTCGCCACCAGGAGCCAAGGTGTTTGCATCAACCGCGTTAGCACTACCACCGTCGATAGCGTCACCAGTCGCAGGCCAAATCTGGATTGTCTGAGCCGCGTCATCATTGATGATTTCAACCTTCGCTCCGGCAACTGCTGTAGGTAGCTTCACACCGTCGCCGTCCGTGCCTGACACGGTGACACGGTTGATGTCTGTCGTTAATGCAGTTGCTCCAGCTTGTGATTGTGTAGAGCCAGCCGTGATGGAATTGGTGACAGACTTTATTAGCGCCCCACTTATAGTGAGTCCCGTTAGTGTACCGACACTTGTTATATTAGCTTGTGCAGCCGTTGATAAAGTACCTACAAATGCAGTAGATGTGATACTAGTTGCACCTGTAACAACACCTGCGTCTACACTAATTGTACCATCTAATAAAATTGCTGAACCAGAAGCAGGTTCAATATTGATCGCTGCTCCAGAATCTAGAGTTAATACTCCTGCTGAATCAATATCTACCGTACCATCTGCTGTTATCTGAATATTACCTGCAGCAGCAGCATCATCAACTGTAACAAGAGAAAATGCACCATTTGCGGCAGCTGTCATAGTAACGGTATCGTCTGTATCACCAGTCATCACTATGACTTTACCGTTTAGATTAATATCATCTGCAACTACACTTCCACCAGTAATAGCACCAGTAGTGGTAATTGTGGAAGAACCAGTATTAATGGTACCAAATCCAGAGGTAATTGAACCACTATCTAAAGCCCCAACTGTTACAATACTTCCACCACCAACACTAGAAGATGCCATATATGTAGATACAGTATCAACATTGGTCATACGCATTGTACCAGCATCGTTAATAAGAATACCATCGCCACTGGCTAGTGAGGTAGTACCTCTGGCAGTATCTCCGTCAATAAGATTTAACTCAGTCGTTGTTACCGAAGCACCATCAAGAATTTCTAGCTCTGCCTCACTAATTTCAGCACTACCAATAGTCACAGTTCCGGCAAAAGTTGCGTTAGCTCCAGAAAATGTTAGTGCGGTTGTAGTGCCAGATTTAAGGATTAGATTACCGCTTGTATTAGTAGCAGAACCAAAAGTTGTAGTAGCGTCCTTAAAGAATATATCACCACCATCAGCATCAAGAACGATATCACCAGCGGTATCAAGAATTAAATCTCCAGTATCGTTCACTATATAAGAATTTGTTCCGCCATGATACAGATTCAAGTCTTCAGTTGCACCTAACGTCAAGCGTCCGGTAGCACTATCGCCAGTTACATCATCAGCATCGGCATCAACATCAAGTTTAACTAAACCGCCTGAAGTTATGTTAGATGCTCCATTATCAATATTTCCAAATCCAGAAGTAATTGAGCCTACATTGAGAGCACCAGTCGCAACTAATAGTGGTCCCCCACCGGCAGTACCATCATGTGGATGTCCGGTTGTAGCATGGAATGCCGCAAGAATCGTATCAAATTCATCATTTGAATCATCGGCTGTGATGACATCCCCATCAACATATGTACTTTGTCGTGCGCTATAGACTGCCATTTACTTACGGCCTCCTTCTGTATATTCTATTTGAAATCCTAGAACAGTGAATGATGAATTAGTGCTGGTATCTGTAATTTTAAGGGCCACTGCAAATCCTGATCCTTCTACCCATAAACGATCTAGTGCCATTGGATCTAGCGAGTACACAGAAGTTCCTCCATATGTTGTACTCGAAAAACCATAAGTAGAGATATGTGTTGGTGTAGTAATTGTATAAGCGGCGGGCTGTGCAATAGCCGTATTACCAAAATCATACTCAACATCTAATTTAGGAGCTATATAGCCTTCCCATTTAACATTGAGGGTAACGTGTTTAGGACGCTTACGTATTCCTGAATCCTGCATAATAATATCAGAAGAGCGCCAGATAGAAGGAATAGTTCCGCCACCAAACCCGGTACCAGTAATATCAACTTCCTGTTGATAAATAAATCCATCATCCCAACCACCATGTAATACAGTCTCAACACCAGCGATATAATCACTAGTCGCATATGAGGGTTTAATACCTTTCATATCCGAGTATTCCCATCCTGTACCTTCTGCTCCAGCAGCCCCTTTTAATACAGCAATAAGACCAGGGCTATTTGCCTCTAAAAGACTTATGCCAGCTTCTGCATCATCTTTTGCAGACCACCATAGACGATACTGACTTTTATTTCTAACTAGATTAGAACTAAAGACATAGTTTGTTTCACCTAATCCTCTAATACGTTCTTGGACTTGCTTTGAAATAGAACTTAAGTTAATATCGTCAATTCTGGCAGTACCAGAAACAGGACGTAATCCATCAGGGGATAAGAAGATTAGATCACCACCGACTTCCTGAATTGTCCATCCAGAAACACACCCAATATCGTCTGCAACATCTTTAATAGCAAAATTTTCTCTATTATCACCTATCAATTTATAAATTGATTTTGCACAGAAAATATATAGTTCATCACGGAAAGATTTAAGCTTTACCCCAGTATCAGGTACTATAAACTCCATAGAACCATTAGCAGGATCAAAATCATTTGGTACAAATGGTGCAGATACTGTTATTGTATTACCTTGAAGGTAAAAGAAATGATCTTTATGCTCAACTACATCAGTAGGATTAGTAGGTGCAGTACCTTCTCCACTACCGAGTGCACCATTCATTAAGGTGTAAGTTGATCCATCCCACGTAGCAGCAGGGTTTGTTCCTGCTGTACCAGAGGCCATAATAATTGTTTCAGTACCGTTTAAATTGAACTTATCAAAGTGATATCTACCAGTAGAAGTACGGCCCGTTGTAATAGAAGTCCAACCTGATCCAGAACCATATTGAACATTAGCCCCACGACAGGCAATAACATTAGTACCTAATGTAGTAATACCTAATACATTACCAGAACCTGTAAGTGCATTAGAATCATATTTTTTAAAGCCACTCATGCGACGATAGCCACCTGCTATATTGGCTTCATAGTTCTGTAATATTATAGCAGCGCCGTAAGGCATATCCTTACTGCTGTGATCTAGTAGTAAACCACCACCACACGCTACTTCAAGAAATTTAGCTTGGCCAGTATAAGGCATTAACTACTAAATATACTATTATGATGACCAGATCTAGCACTCATACGAGAAGTCATTTCATCTTTACGGTTAATCATTTCGATACGCATTCGTTTTATTCCTTGCGCGGCTCTATTTTGTGAACGGTCATGAAATGAAGGATCAGACAAATGCTCAAATGCATACATCTTAGCTTGTTCAACAACTACCCAAGCCCATTGATCAGGAATAATCATCTCACTGCCATGAACTGTTAGTTCTGCGGGAATAGTCCAGTAGTCATAGGAAACTTCCCAGTTACCCTGATTAGGTAAAGGTGTGATACCATAATAATCATTTTGAGTTTCATATACAAAATTAGGATATCCCATTTGAGATGTACTAGGAACATTATCTTGTCCCTGTTGCAATTCTCTCCATACATCTAGAGACTTAAAGGTAAGTTTTTGGCCTTCTCTATTCTCACGAATACGAATGAAGTCAATATCAACCGCAGTAGTAGATGTATTAGTGAAACTTATATATGTAGCAGTAGCTGTAGCTGTAAAAGAAAACTCTTTAAGTTCCCCTTCACCATCATCACCTAAAGCATATTCTGTCGAGGATATTTCTGTGCCACCAGACGTGGTACCTACTCTAACAGTAACTGCATTAGAAAGATGTCTAAACAACGCATTATATTCTCTATTAATCACTGTACTGATAGACTGGGTAATGCCACCAATATCAGTTCCATCACCAGTTAAACGTGCACGACCATTTCCTGTAGAAGTATATGCAGCAGCACCAGAGCCAGCATTAATAGCAGTCCAACTAGTAATATTAGAAGTAAACTCTCCATTAGTAACTTCATTAATAGGTTGAATATAAAAAGAATCCCAGTCAACTGTACGATTTGTTTGTAACGCAATTGTACCAGTAGCCGGGATCAATGTATCAGAACGAGTAGCATAGTTAAATGGCCACTCAAGTTCTGCTCCTATGATATCTTTGATAGCCTGATTTACATCATTCTGTACTGTAAGTTGAATACCAACAGAGGTAGGAAAAGTAGTGGATGTAAGACTAGGTTCATTAATAGCTTTAAGGACATTATTGGTTAACGTAAGAAAAGTTGTAGCCATTTAATTTCCTTTTGTTACTTGTAGTAACCCCAGATAGTGGTAAAAGCAGCAGTCGCTGCCGTTACAAGATCAACGCCGATAGATTGATTATTTCCTAGAACAACAGCATTTTTCATATCAAACTGATTAGGAGTATTAGCTAATACTTTTGTATGAAATACAATGTTACCTTGAGTATTAGCTGTTTCATCACCTTTAGCTGTAGCAAATGCAATACCGCCAACATTGTTATTCAAATTTGTAGCAACAATTGCTGTGCCAGTAGGGGTAAAAGTAGCACCATTTGTTAAGTGAACAGTAACTTCACTAGCTGTATCAGAAACAAATTCAATTTGCGAAATATGCAAATTTTTAGTTGCATGTGTATTCTGAACAAGAATAATAGTATCTGCAGCATCTGGGTCATACGTTACGTTAGACCACGCCCATGAGTCACCACTTTCTGAATAATGTTCAAGAGAATTTTGGATAACTGATGTAGTTTCGGCACGACCGTCTACATCAACATTAAGGACGTTGCCGCCAGTTGCACCTTCTAATTTCATTATATTAATCCTTTTGTATCTTCAGTGTTAAAATCTTCATTTGTTATAGATGTTAAATGTAGTACAACTAATTTAAGTAACTCATTCGTATCATCTTGTTTACTTCCTACATCATAATCAAAGACAGCGGATCGCTCAATATTTCCCTTATCAACGATTGTAGGATCACGAGCAATAGCTGAACGGGGTTTCCCCGTGCGCCAAATAGGCATTAGCCAGTCTTATCTCTTGCGCCATAGACTGTAAAAGTCAAGGCATTACTAACACTTGTTCTAACTGCAACATTACCTTGGCTTCTACCAATCATCCAAAATTCTTCTTCTATTGTTACTGTCTCACCTGCATCAATGGGACTATCCCAGAACAGTGCAGTAGTTTCATCATATGTAGAACCATTATCGTCGTGAAAAATTCTGAAGGTTGCAGCATCTCCAGAAGTATTACATACTACAAACTTACGTATCTCAATTCTAAATTGAGATCTAGGGGCATATATAGAGGCAGCAGTAGTAGTCGATGGACGTGACTGCGCCAGCTGTTGCCCTGAAATTCTGTTTACTATTGTCGCCATTAGTAGATTAGAGAGGGGGAATTACCCCCCTCCCTTATCCATTTCTTATTTAGGCCCAAGTCGAATTATCAGTGGTATTTCCAACAGGTTTAATGTCACTACAGATAGCCCACACTCGGAGCTTAGCATTAGTAGGATCATCAACCGAGATTAACAGATCAATAGTATCTGCTGATGCATACGTATGCCCAAGGGCAGACGTAGTAGCCACTGATGCACTAACACCAGTTGCAGCAATTGTAGTAGATGCAACAAACCTATTAGGATCAACACCATCACCAAGCTCAACCTGAGCAGAGGTATTAGTTGTTTCGGCAGTCAGGATTTCGTAACCAGCACCACTAACGTGGGTAGAAGCTGGAAGTTTCAGTACCTGTACTGTATCAGTCGTACCAATTGTTACTGCCGCAGCAATAACAGCAAAGTCTACGACTTTTTCAAGAATATATGGAGTCCGCGCCGACGCTGGTTGACCAGCAGTAGGGGCGGCTGCAGCAATTGTAGCCATAATTTATTTTCCTTTCCTATCTATTAGTCAATCACGTAGTAGCCAGTACCTAGAGTCTCGGTACGCAGCGTCTTGCGACCAAAAAGGTGCAAACCACGAGTTTTGTCCCCAAAGAAATCTTCTGAACGAAGCACTTCAGTTTTTGCAATCTGCGATGCAGTTGCAGTAGACGACATATGACCGAAAAGGATCGAATTGGTTGCAGAACTCGCAGCCGGTAGATTTCGGGACATATAGCAGCGGAAACCTCGGATAAGTCCTTCGGTTACGCGGCCATTACGAAGTTTAGAATCGCTATCGCTTGAGAAGTCACGATCCAAAAGTTTCGAGTTTTCGTCTTCCATAATTTCCCAGAAGTCTGGGGGAGCAACGAACCAACGGTTATCCTCTGGTGCGTCTTGATCGTTAAGTTGGCGACGGGCACGAGCCATCATGCGGAGAGGGGAAACCTCACCAGCACCATAGCCAAGGTCCATAGCAGCAGATGTAGAAGTAATATCACCAGTTGACGTAGCAGAGTCAGAACCGACAATATTACCTGATGGAGCCTGACCACGCATATAGGAAAGAACAGCTGAGTCAAAGGTGTTACGTAGCGAGTACGCAGCAGACCCAATTGCCATATCCGTCCAATTAATGTGGGCAACCTTAGCTTCAATGTCATCAACAGCAAACTGGAAATAGTTTGCCTGATCAACAGTCAAGGTTAGCTGATCATCAGCAAGTTGTTCAGTATTTAGGCTCAACCCTCGTGTGTAAGCCGTAACACTAATGGTTGGTTCTTTAATAATACGAACTGTATCACCAAAGTTAGCAATTTCACCGAAATAATCGGTGTTAGTAATGTCTGATACAACAGCAACTTTTCTAAGAAACTTTTGTACATTTTTAGAGTAGATTTCAGGGATGAAATTACCTGATGGCAGATTGTTCCATCCTCCTGTATTAGCTACAGTCATTTTTATTTCTCCTTAATTAAATTATCCATTAATAATCCGCCCTTCTTTAATTGCCAAATTAAGGTCATCTTCGAGAGCTTCATATTGTCCCTGAGTCATGTTCTGAATCTCAGATCGTTTATAAACTCGCCCTTGTGAATTTTTAACGGATTGTCCGCTATTTGTTGGTACAAGGGAAGCTGCGGCTTTTTTATTTACATTATTGTTTCTGGTCTTGCCGCTTGAACCTGTTTCAGCTAAATAGAAGTCAATTTTTTCTGATAACAAACCTGCATCATCTGGGTTTTCATAAATCTCGTCTTGTGTCTTTTGAGATTTACTTGCTGCCCATTCATGGAAAGCATCACTTGTAGTAATCTCTTCCCAATTAGAATGTCTACGCAATAAAGCTTTCTCTGCCGCACTACGCTTAGATTCATTATCTTTTTCTATAAGAGTGTTTTTAAGCTTCGCAATTTCTTTGTCGCGTTCTACTGACTCTCTTCGGATCAGACTATTAACAAGATTATAGGCATCAGGTTGATCGGTAATGAATTGTTGCAACGCTTCATCAGTTAAGAGAGGCCCAGATGGGGTAGTCTCATCGAGTTTAGCCCTCATAGTGGCTAATTCATCCTGGTACTTATTTTCAATGTCCGCTTTTTCTTTTGCTGAGAACTTACGAAGGTTAGCATAACGTGAGGCCCAAGTCTTTTCGGCCTTACCTAACTCTTGATCATTAGCAGCGGCGGCAATTTGCTTGTCTTCTTTCTGTTCTTCTGTTTCTTGAGTAGCTTTAACATATCCTCCACGAGTAGTTAAGACAACATTATCATCTTGTTCCGCTTCAGACTGGTCGGCACTCTTATACATTTGACGTTCTATATTAGACATTTTATATTCTCCATGTGGGGCCAATAGTAGGGTAGCCACGAGAAATATTCTCAGAGAGGGGCCAATTTAATTCAACTGGGTAGCCTCCCAAACTATTGTGTTAAATTCTTAGTTGAACAAGTGTTTTCTTAGGGGGTGGGATAGTCTCCAGTAAGTCCTCAAAAAACTTCTCTCCAAAATGATCAACTATGTGTTTGGGAATTACGTATTCCCCTTCAGAAAGGTTGCGTAGTAAATCGTCTGCAACCCCTGCATTGGGTGGAGATTTTCCTTCCTTAGACCGTCTATTGACTAAGCCACCTTCTGCGTAATTTTCACGAACGCGGACTAAGTCCTGACGTTCTTTTTGTTTCGCGTAAAAATCTTTTTTATCTTCTGCTAAATTATAATTCGGTAGTGGTGGATCTTGTGACTCTGATCCTGCACTAGAACCGGGAGTAAAGGCTAATGGAGCAAGAGCAGGTGCTTCAATATCAATATCTGTATCAATATCTGCAGGCAGTCTATCAACTAATCCACCTTCAGCATACCCACGCGCATCTTCATAATCTCTACGACTACGAATAAATTCTTCATGTTCTTTCAGCTTTTGATTATAATTCTCACGGGTACGAATAAAGTCTTCACGTTCTTTTCTTTTCTCGTAATAATCTTTTTTCGCTTCCTCTAAATTATAATTAGGCGCTGGGCCTTCTGCTTCTGGGGGTAAATTTGGATTAGAAACTAAGGGAATAGTACGGGGCTCTAGATCAGTAGGTAGTCTATCAACTGGCCCACCTCTAGCATATTTATAAGGATTACGTTTAACTAGGCCACCTCCAGCCATATCAGCATAAGGATCATCATCCATAGCAGCTTGGGCAGCAGCTTCACGCTCCTCAGCAGCTTGGGCAGCAGCTTGGGCAGCAGCTTCACGCTCCTCACGCTCCTTTTGCATTTCATCTGCATAATCAGCCTCAGCCCTAGCCTCAGCCCTAGCCTTTTCCTGATCTTCTTCATCTTGAGCTAATTGATAAGCCATATAATCTTCTTCTTCAGTTATAGGCTCAGGAGCACGAGGAACTAGAGGAGGAGGAGGAGCAATAGGAGCAGGTACAGGCTCAGGTACAGGCTCAGGTACAGGAGCAGGTACAGGAGCAGGTACAGGAGCAGGTACAGGCCCAGAACGAGGACCAAGAATAGCAGGAGCAGGAGCAGGACGAGGACCACTCCCAAACATATCATCGGTTATGAGTGGTCCTTCTGTAATATCGGGACGAGCAACATTAGGTATTGCTGAAGAAATCATATCAATACCAGTAGTAGCTTGTTCCCCTTCCTTTAAATTATAATCAGGACCAAGCTCCTGCTCTGGAGCAGTCTTAACCGAAGGAGCATCAGTTGCGCTACGTGCAGGATCTGTATCCAGCCCTAATATATTTGCAAGACCTCCTCCAGCATCAGCTGTAATATTAGCAACAGCTTGTTCAATACCTTTTCCTATATTTATCCCTCCAGCAAGCATAGCATTGAAAAAATCTTCAAAAGTAGTAAAACTTGATTTTGACTCACCATATTTCGGGGCGAGAATCATCTTTCTTTCACCATCAACCCAGCCCCATACTTTTAAGCGTTTAAGTTCTGGATCCCATACTCCATCTGGATTATTAGGATCAGTCATTGCCTTTTCATAAATTTCTTCAGCTACTCTATCGTCTTCAGCTTGTTCTAATTCATATTCTTGGGCCCAAGCCTCATATTCTGGGTGACGATAATCACTACGATCTATTATTTGTGACTCAGGAGTAGGAGTAGTAGAAATAGTAGGAGGCCCAGGCTGAGCATCTCGATATGTAGGTGCTTCCGGTTGGGGATATGAACCTATTGGTCCTGCAGAATCAATCGCAACCCTTGCTCTACGACCTCCATCAGTACCCCTTGCACCTTCAGCACGAATTCGTGGTACGGTAGCATAATATAAACCACCATTAACATCACGGTATGCATTTAGACTTGTGATACCTTGATTTCTAAGATTTTGTGTAGCGTTAGTATCTAGTTGATCTCCACCTGCCATTGATGGTGTTGACGTTGCTGCTACTGCCTGAGCAGATCCTGGTGATATAGTACCATCGCCACTAGATGCATCTTGTTCTGGAGCAACCCATTGAGTATATCGTGATTCAGTACCTGCTGGTGGAGTACCCCTAACCCATCCTGGTCCTGGCGTAAATCCACCAATACTAGCCGTCCATGTCTCTCCTGTAGATGGATTATAAAATGGATCAAACGCCTGAGTAGAAATCCCACCTGAGTGAGTAAATCCTGGGGGTGTTCCTCTTTGTTGCTCAGCCATGGGTATCATCCTGTTTGTTATTAGCAAATTCGTTTTTTACAGTGTCAGATAAGGCTCTTAGTTGATTAATCAATTTCATTTTCCCTTGTGCCTGATATAAGTCTTGATTATTAGCGGATGTATCTTGAATACCCCTCTGTAATTTTTCTAATTCATCTAGATAGAGCAAAAAATTAGGCCAATCAGGAGAGTGGGCTATGTTATTGAGGCTGGGGAGGAGGAGCTTGGATATTGCCACCATTATCTCCTTCATTTCCAGAGAAGCCACTCTCTCCCGGTAGTTTTACATTAGCTGGGCTTATATTACCATTTCCTGTACCAGTTGATCCACCCGGTTCTGCCATACCACCAGCCATTAAACCACTAGGGCCTAATGGTCCACCTTGATCAAGTGGTCCACCCTGACCACCTGGACCACCCATGGCAGATGCTTTACCAATAAGTTCAGCAATTACCTTCGCTTGATCAAGATCATTAATAACTTCTTCTGGATCTAGGTCTTGTGAATATGCATATTCTTTTAACAATGGCCCTGGATTAATCCACGGTGCTAACATAGGATTACCAGTTAATTGTAAGAACTGTTGAATCCTTTGACTACGAACTTCCTTCTGCATCAGAGCATCAGTACCTAGAGCCTTAACTTTTAGATCACCCTGGATACGTACATCAGGATTGAATTGCATATTCCAGTAATAGAATCCCTCTCCAAGAGGCTTCAAATGATAATCATCAATGTTCTTAACAACTGTCTTAATATTAAGAGCGGCTGCACCCATAAGCATTGACATACCAGCAGCAGTACGAGTAGTACTCTGAACTCTGGTTTGTCCATGACTATAGGACGGGATGCCAGTCTCTTCGTCAGCAATCTGACGCCACTTATCAAACATGGCAAGATTTTCTGTTGTAGTAGACGGAAACTTAATTCCGTGTATTGCTTGTCCCGGTGCACCAGACTGGCGACGGAAAATCTTACCTGGATAAATATCAGTAGGCTGTCCTGGTACAAGAGCAGACTCATCAATATCAAATATCAAGTTGCCTGATAAAGCAAGGTTATCAATAGCCATACGTGCATGGCCATTCATCAGCATAGTGCTGTCAGCCATATTCTCAGGGACACCAACACCAAAGAATTCATGTGGGTCACGTTCGTATGGGCAACAGTGATAAGGAAGACGTTCAGGTTCAAATGGGTTAATGACCATACGCAATAATTGATTATTGCATACCCAGATATTAACCTGTACTTCGTCTAACTCGGTAAGTTCTTCAATTCCGTCCATACCCATTTCAAGAGCAATAGACTTATCTAGTGTACCCCAATACTCAAGTACTTCATAGCGTGTCTCTTCTACCTGATCATCATTGTCATCATACCCAAGACTATTTTCATAGTGCTGCTTAACATAATTTGGACCTTGAGAAATTGCAGTATCCAAAGCACCTACATTAAAGTATGGCATTTTACGTAGACGACGAAGCATACTCTTCGTCATTTTGTGACGTTCAATAAAATGATCTAAGTCAAAAGAATCAGTAGCACCAGCATCTGGGAAAGCGTTCCAAACAGATACATGAGAAATAGCAGGTATTAACTTTGTTTTAGGTTCATACTCTTTCTCAGTTTCCCCATCTTCACTAACAACCATTCGCCATGCAGGGACAATTTCAGTTGTATTATATGGTCCTTTAATAATTCCAGTACCATATAAACATAGTTCAAAGTTAGATTTACGAAATTCTCTTGATGCTTTAGTTTCTGTTAGTTGATCCTTAATAGTTTTCTGCATTTCTATTGCAGAAGCCTTGGCAGGACTAACCTGTGATTCATCTGTTGGAGCAGGTCCAGGTTTAAACTTAGCAACTCCCTCCATAAACTTCTGACGTAATCCCCCTAGGAAATGCATAGGAGGAATATTTTCATTCTCTCTCTTGCCATCCCCAGGATAACCAAAGTCTAGTTCTGGATTTAGTTCTGTAAGCTCTTCTTCTGGTGCATCCTCTTTAGCCACATGGGCGTATTCTGCAACACCCTCTGGGCGTTCAGTTGCAAATACTCCAATTGGAAATTTGCCACTACCAAATAATACTTCATTAATCTGGCCATAGGCAGCTAAAGTTTTAGACTTGGCAATCTTAACAAAGACCTGAGATTTCTCATCTCTACGTAAGTTACGTTGAGCATTAACAATCCCACGATAATCTTCATAGGCCGTTAGATGACGAGCCTCAGAGGATAGCTTAGCAGTCTTGGCTCGTTCGTAACGAGTTAAGACTACACCTATAACAGCAGGAACATTTATATCAGAGTTTTCCTGCTCTTTAATAGACTTTTTTATATCCTCTGGTTCGATGCCTTCTACACCACCAGAATATGCTACTACAGCATCCATAGGTTAGTGCTAGGTTACATTACGATAAGAGGCTTTCTTATACACCTTTGCAAGCGAATGATCTTCTGCCATACGCTTAAACTCATTATCATTCTCAGCAACACTCTTAGTGGGATAAGCCTCACTAAAATTACTGGTATAACCCTTCGCAAGAGGCTTAGTCTTAGTATTACGATGATCATAACCAGCTTTCATATCTGGATTGAATGAACCGGCAGTGCGACCATCATCAATTTTAAAATTAGGCATATTAGGTATCCTTATTTAGTTTTTAATTTTGTAGCTTTAGTTTTAGTTAGTTTATTGGTTTTAGGTTTAAGTTTACCAGTTTTTTGTAACTGACTTGTAGCTATTGCATAAGCAGCACTCTTAGATTTACCTTTTTTTGATAATTTTTTAACAAGATCTTCTAAAATTTTTGGCATATTTAATAACCAAACTTAGTATCTACTAGTGTAGGTTGTTCTAATGTGTATTTCTGTTCGTCCGGGTATAGAGTATAAGATGGACGATTATTCATACCATATCTAAATGAATCATATAAGTGATCCTCAATAAACTTAGTATCAACATCTTCTGCATTAGAAGAATCAAGAGGCAGAATAGGCATAATTCTAATTAGATTTCTGCAATTCCTGAAAATCTTTACTCCAACTTCATTGGTATAACTATTAACTTTTAACCTACGATGAAGTTCAATTTTACCACGAACTCTACTACCTTTACTCTTATCTGTTTTAGTCCACCTAACACCAGCTTGAATCATAGTCTCAGCGATGCTTGGTCCACGTTGACCGCGTTCTGCCCAACTCTCAGTATCTAATGGGCCAGTAAGTATTCCGGGGTCATTCCATTCTAGTTCAATAATCTTTTCAGCTAGTGCATCTGCGTCTAAATTTTTTTGGTAAAGTTCCCTGTATACAAATACTGTTCCATTGGGAGCAACTGCATACCATAAAACAGCAGAAGGGGCTACATAACCATAATCACAAGATCTATACCGTTTCCAGTGGTTAGGAATTTCAAAAGGTTCACAGGTATGGACCTTATGATCAAACTCAGGAAAGGCTGTATCTTCAGCTACATCCCAATCTCCCTCCAATAGTCGTCTTCGTTGTACTTCTGGAAGAGAGGATAACATTGCCAGATATTCTGGCGACTGCATAAGATATGGATTATCAGATAACCTAGCAGGAATAAATCGTCGTTTAAATAATGGTAGTCCGCGTAATTCTTGATCTACAATTGCAAGCTGTGGATAACGTAAAATATCTCCAGTCTCAATATCCGTTGCCCAGAAAGATTCATTATACGGAGCAGGATGAATAAACATCTTCTTAACCCACCAACCACCAATACCACCGGGGTTAGTTGTTGCTCTCATATACGTCTGGATAGTTTTATCTGTAGTACGAAGACGAGAACGTAGATAATCCCAAACATAGGGTGTAGCATAGTGGGTTAACTCATCAACACCAATCCAAGTAAAAGCTTGTCCTTGGTAACGGTGCACATCAAGATCATTCTCCACGAAGCTCATAATAAACACAGCACCGGATGGAAAGGTCCAACGAGACTTCTGTTGGTTCCATTTTGCTCCTGGGAAAGCTTTAGGATATAAGTCATGAGACTTATCAATAAGCTCTTGAAGTTCTGGCATACTCTTACGTAATAGAATCGGTTTGTGGTTTCTATTATGAATATACCTAAGTGGATCAATCAACATAGCGTATGATTTACCACCACCGGCTGCTCCACCATAGAGCACTTCTTTTTCAGGCGCTGCTAAGAAGGATTCCTGTGCTCCTGCATTTGGTCTAAAGATAACATCTGTATCTGGGTTATCAACAATTGTTTGAGCAGTTGGTGTAGCGTCTTCAAGATCAGTAACTACATATCCAACTTTACTTTTACCAGATAACTTATCAGAGAAATCTTTAGTAGCAGTAAGTTTCTTCTTAGAAGCTGCTAATTTATCTTTAGCTTTCTTAGCAGCTTTGGCAGCTTTAACAGCATCATCTTTAGTGCGTTTAAGTACTCTTGCAGCAGAAAGCTTAGCTTTATGCTTTGAACTAAAATTATACTGTCGTTTCTTTGTCTCTTCAATTTTTTCTACCATGGATAAAATGGAGGTGTCATAAGGACACCCCCAATTATTTAGCTTGTAATATTCTCTTCAGCCCAAGTGATACTAACTGAAAGATCAACAGTAGTTGTAGATAGCATATTCATCAGAGAGAGAACTCCTCCTGGTGGTACGATAATTGATCCATCAATTCTATCTTCTGATACACCTTGTGGCTGAGTAATAGCAGTACTTGCACCAGCAGCATTCAGAATAGTAATTGGTGAAGGACGAAGAATTCCAAGACTTCCACCAAGACCAGTCAATGCAGTACTCATTGCAAATGCTTTGGCAACTGAGCCAGACGATGCTAAAGTAGAACAATTAACAGGAGTACTACCAGTCGAAATAGATGATTCTGATGTATCTTTATACCAAGTAAATCCACCTGGAGCTACAGCCGAATCGTCTATCGTTGTAGCAACAACAGTAGCATTTAGTACTACTAGATTTTTTCCAGTACCAGTGTCATTCCAAAGCCCAATAACAGGTTTAGAAGTAGCAGTTACTCCAGTAGCAACTGCATTAGCTGCTACTAGAGGTGTATTGCTGATACCGAATGTGTATACATTTCCACGAACATTCGCATCATAGTATTGTGCGAACGACTGACTTGTCCGTGAAATCGCATTTTGCATTCCTGTACTCATGATAACTCCTTATTGTTATTGTGTTGCAGGTCTAGCACCAGCAAAGTAGATGTAGTCTATTGATAGATCAGTATTAGTTTGCGCATCAACTGCGGAATCCATTCCAATAAACGGAATGAGCAATGATGTAGTAGCAACAGCTGTGGTTACGGTATTAGTCAAAACACCATTAACATAGAACCTAGCATCACCATCTTCATCAACTTCAATACGTAAAGTATAGTATTTATCTGCTGTCGTAGTAACGCCGGTTGATGTTTCAGCAGCAGATGCACCAATTGTACCCGCATTTTCAGATGAAACTTGCCATACAGTATTGGCAGTAGCATCAAAATCAAACAAGAACAGTGCAACATTGGTTACGGTTAGGCCACCGTCTGCAACTGTACCACTATTGGCAAGATGCAGTAGGTTTTCTGAACTTTCCGCAAGTTTATCAGATAAACCAACATTAATAGTACACCCAGTAACATGACTAGTAGAAACACGAGCTTCCATAACAGTAGTACCAAGACTTACCAAAGAACCCTTAGAAAGAAGAATTAAGCTAAGGACACTAGCATCATTAGTACTGTTTCCATCACCAGAGCCTATAGTAATGATACCTTCTGGTACACCAGCAGTTGTTGCTGCAGCAGTAGCATCACCATCACTACCAGCAAAAGTAATCCAGTTATCAGGCACAACGCCAGATACAGAAATAGCTGCATTTGTAAAATCATCAAAGATTTCAAAATGGGTTTCTCGGCATGGTTGATTCTTAGTACGGTCTGCGTACCACTTAGTGGCACTAGTAGCCGAAAATACAGCGGTCTGACGCGGGCTAAGATAATAGGCCGTGTCTTCGGACAGGTCATTAATATTATCATTTCCGCCACTGACAGGATAAACCAACAGAGCGTAATTTGTATTGTCATTTACAATAGTGTACGGTCCTGCATTAGTCGCAGCAGCCGGTAATGCCACACCAGCAGCACCAGTGGCACCTGTAACAATATTATTAAAAGCCGTAATAACAGTAGCATCAGAAGCTGCTGTACCAGCAGCAGCTACAACATTAGTAGCATTTCGATCAAGTCCCGCAGAATCTACTCTAAGCACGTAGGCTTCATGCGGGTCAGTAGTAATACTCGCCATAATTTATCTCCTTAATTTACTTTATTAAATTTATATAACATTATTTTTGAAGCCTAATAAATTTAGTAGCTCCTATCTAGTATTTTTTTTATACCTCTAGGAGTAAGTTTTCGCCCAGTATTAGCTTCGACATAACGAGATGCCTCACGTAAACTGAGAGTTCTACCTTTTTCCCGTAATTCTTGTAGTACTTTCTGATCCTGATCATTCTCAATAATTAAATGATCGTTTTCTGGATGCAGAACATATCCAAAAGGCACAGTTGAGGAAGTTCTATTCCTCGTCTTTATTGTCATTTGTATTTATTTTACTTGGTATAATAACTAAACCACTCGAACTATCGACTGTTACATTCAGCCGATCCTTCTTTACTAATCCTATACGATCCAAAATATCTTTGGCATTAGTAGTATGGACCTTCTCATGCATATCAGTTCCTTCGGAACTTAATCCATCAGTAAGAATTTTAGCAGCTTTTCCAGCGTGGAGCACTAACTGTTGCTCAACACAATCTAGAAGATATTCCTTATAATTTCTTATAAGTTCATATCCATATCTATACGTATAATTTGCTTCTACAGTTGCATCCCGTACAGATGTACCTGCTGCAACAAGATCAAAGAATAATTTTTGTTGATCATTTTCTGGTGTCTTCATTATTTCTTCTTCTTTTTAGCCATTCCAGCAGTACTAGTTCTTTTAAAGCTACGATTAGCAAATTTACTTTGTGGCTTTACATTAGATCGCTTATTATCCGTAGATCTATTATTCTTATGCGTTACATCTTTCCCATCGCCCTTTGCAACGGCTCCTTCTTTCATAAGAGCAGAGCGCGCTTAGTAGGATGGCGAGGTATAGTAGTCATAATTATCTTTGTGCTGGGGCAGTCGTCGAAGGTTTATCAGATGCTAATTCAGTTTTGTATATATTTCCTTGCCATAAAAAGGTTGATTTTCCAGATTTTCTGGCGGCATCAAATGCTTCACGGAAACTTTGTGTATTAGCCTGTCCTTGCGATCTAGCACTAGCACCAACATCACCAGCATAACCTGGACCCGTTGCAGTAATTGGCGCTCTCTGCGGGGCAGCAGGAGCAATGCCTTGTTGCATAGGATTAACAGCAGGACCAGTAGGTGCTGTAGGCATAGGCATAGAACTTGGAGCACCAACCGGAAGTCTACGAGCTTGCATTGGTGGACCAGCTGGTGGTCGCTGCCTCATCTGAGGGGGAGGAGAAGGAGGAAGAGGAGCAGAAGGAGAGGGAGGAGGGGGAGGAGGAAGTGGTGGCTGTGCTAATGGGCGTATAGGACTAGGAGCACGCATACTCCTGCCACCTAGGGCTTCTGGAGAGTATGGATTACGGCTAGCATTTAATCTAATATTCTCTTCAGACTGTCCCTGTGGCAAGGCGTTATCCAGTGCTTCAATATTATCTATCAATTTACCTTCCTGAGAAGGTGTAATATTTTTAGCCTTTTTATCACCAGATGGCATAAAGGGGCTTACAGCCCCCATTAAATCGTGGACAACACGAAAAGCCTTGGTTTCAGATCCAAGGTTCTCAACAAGACTAGGAAATTCTGTAAATGCCCGTTGTAAAGCATTCATACCGGCTTTAGAAGCCATAGATATAGAATTATTACTAGTAGGTATATCTGGTGAAGTAATACGAGGTGCTTTGGTTAGAGCATTTAAGAGTTGTGGAGCTTCTGTAACTTCCGAAAGATTAGCCATTAAAACTCCTAAATTTTCTATTGTGGGATTTAATCATTATAAAAGTTACCTCCGGTAATGGAGTCAGTAATCAGATTATAGATAATATTCTGTTACCTGGACTAACTTTTGTCACCTGGACTCGTCATTACCGGAGGCAAAGTAGTTGTTATAAAATTACACTATTCGTATGCTCAAATTAATTTTAATTGGTGTAGCACCTTGAATGTAGCGTATAATATATATTATACAGTGTTTAAAGTATCTTGTCAAGTAAAAAATGCATACGTGGCGATATTATTTTTAATATTTTTATTATTAGCTCTGTAACCCTTGCTCCTCCTTAGTTACAACTTCTTCAGCTAAATCTTCAATAGGGGCTTTCGTGGCAGCAGTATCAGGTGTATTATCACCTTTCAACTGCTTTATGGACATTCCAGTTAAAGCTTGGGTATATGCCATGCCCATAAGAAAGGAGTTTCCAAGCTGATTTGCAACAACATTGGCATTATCTTCCCTATCTAATGTTACACTAAAGTTAGCGTTAAGAGGGGTTACAATTTTATATTTACAAACACAGGCGTCACCTTCACCCTCTTCAACTTTCTCAATATTAAATATTTCCATTAAATTAAAATCCAATCTTCTGTTAATAAATCTGTTTGAGAGGGTGTCCAAGGAACATACTTACCCTCAGTAGTCATCATAACAATAAAATCTTTAAATCCTCTGTAGTGGTTATTGCCATGATTATATAAAATAATCCATATATGTCGATTATTCCATCCTCGTCTAGATACTTTCTTACCTTCTTTTATATACTCATATACTGTAGCAAAACTAAATACATTAGTATTCTTGGCAATAGTATGACCCGCCTCTATTTGGTCACTAGCTAATTCTCCCAATAGAGAGTGGCCCCACTGTTCTGCTTTATCTTTAAACTCGTTCTGATCACCTTCATCTATATTAGTTGTATCTACCATTATTTAACTTTCCTATTCTGTTCTCCTTTTATTTATTCGAGGCGAATGCTGAACCTGTTAGAATCGCACCGAATGCTAAATGAAATAGTCCACCGCCCATAAGAGTAAACGGACTATGTTGCCCTGTTAGTTTCTTCATCAATTCCAGTTGGACTAGTACTTCATCGGTGCTATTAATTATGTCCATGAACAGTGAAATATCTGGTCTATTAATACCATACCATATTGGCACGAACATAAAATCATAGAAACAAATAAGCAGGTAAATACTTAATGCCATCCAGCGCCATGTCATGGTCGCCTTTTGTGCTGACGTTAAGTTCCCCTCTTTCATATTATACGCAAGGAGGGGTACACATAACTGAATTGGTTAATACAACAATAGTGACTATTACTGCTACTACTATTGCCCCAATTATTAATGCAAGTTTAATATTCATGTTTTATCCTTATTATTTATAAGCTATAATATATTAAATGATTCTCCACAGCCACAACTAGATTCAACATTCGGATTCTCCAGTTGAAGGATTGATCCAGAAATATCTCGCTTATAGTCAATATTCATGTTCATTAGATACATTAAAGACATGCTATCTAGAACAAGTTTATTTGTATCGTTTATATTTATCACTTCATCAAGTTGTTCGGGGCCCTCAGTAAACTTCCACTGATATGAGAAGCCCGCACAGCCACCCCCTTTTACTGATAAATGTACGTATGTCTGATCTTCTTTCTCACAGATAGTCTGTAGATAATCTTTAGCTGCATCCGTTAAGGTTACAACTTCCTCATTAAGCATTGGTTACGGAGTCCTAACATCAGCAGCATTAGCATCAGGTAATTGCTCATTCTCAAAAGGATACATCTCATAAGCTAACCAACCAATAGAAGCAGCAATAGCTAACCCTACTACAAACTTAAGCTTACGCCCCATTCGATTGTAGAGATTACTAACTCCATCCCATACCATATTATTCAAATATCTAATTATTTTCATTTATCTAACTCCCCCATTATTCAATATGTACATTCTCCGGCATAGATTCAATAAGTTGCTTAATCCTACGCTCTTGTTTTCTAATTGTCTTATTAATCTCATTAAATTTAGCCTGATGGTCGTTCAATTTATATTTATAGCTATCAATAGAATTATTAAGTGCTTGGATATTCAACATAGTCTTATCTAGAATACTAAAAACAGTACTCATACCCCATGCTACCCATTGATTATTCGCACGATCAAATAGAGATTGCCCGTGTACCTTACCAATATCAGCACTTTTAATATGGTCGATCTCTTGATCTGTGTATTGTTCCATGTATGTGTATTCCTCTCTGCTGTATTTCCATATCTCTATTATACTACGGTATAGCACTTTTGTCAAGCATAATCGTGTGCCAAAGTGTGTTTTTTCTAAAGTACCCAGTAAGAGGTTTTTATTAACTATAAAAAAGTTTTAGGTTTGTGTACGATTTTACTTGACAAAACCGTCAAACGGGTGTATAATAAAACTATGGTTGCCCCAAAAGGTAATCTATACCCCCCTCCCCCCTTATACC